GCCAACGCCATCCGGATCAGCGGCTGCATCCACTCGGGCGCGGCATTCAACAGGCGAATGCGCTCGTCCAGCGACAGCCACCGCACACGATCCTTCGGCTCCTTGTACTCCTCGATGACCGGCATCCGCGCCATCCACTTCGCCTTGTGCGCCACGCGCAGGCAGGCTCGCAGTGCGGAGAGGTAGCGGTTCAGTGTCGCGGGGCTGGGGCGCTCGCCCTGGTGCGTCTCGGTCGATGCCTTCTTGCTGATCGCCTCGGCAATCTTGCCCTCGTCGATCTTCTGCAAGCTGACCTTCGCGAACTGTTGCTGCCACCACTCGAGTTGCTGCTCGTAGGTGTTCACGGTGCGTAGCGCCTCGAGCTCCTTGCGCTTGAGGAACAGCTTCACTGCCTCGGCAAAGGGTCGATCCGGTGCCACGCCAAGCTGCGCTGCCATGAACAGATCGTTGCGGCGCTTCGCTTCGATCTCACGAGCCAGCTTCTCGTCGCCGGTCTTCGCTGACTCACGAACTTCTGTGCTGCTGCCGGGTGGTGTGAATCGGTACCACCACGTCTTGCCACGTAGGAAGAGTGCCATGTTGTGTCCTTTCGATGGCGCTCAACTTCCCGACCAAGCGGCGGCTTTATGCTTGTGCGATTCGAGGTAGGCGTCAATATCCTCCTCGTAGGCACGCCAGTGTCCGCGCCCGTTGAGCTTGAACACGGGCAGCCGACCCTCGTTGGCCCAGCGGCGAGCGGTCTCGTAGCAGACACCGATCTGTTCGGCGATCTGTCTGAGGTTGATCGTCGGGCGGGATTTCTTTTCTTCGGTCATAGTGCGATTACCCACTGCGCGGCTTTGATCGCCACGCCAATGAACAGGCCAAGAACAGCCCACAACAGGGCCAGCAGCGTGGTGCCCGCTGCCAGCCCCGCGACCCAAATGATGAGTCGGTCCACGGTTACGCAGCCTGCTCGGCCTCACCCTCGAAGGCGAGGTCGGGCTGCTCGTCGATGCGTGCGTTCTCCACGCTGATGCCCTTGCCCACGGCGGTCAGGAGCTCTTCCTGGTCGGCGATCTTGACGTTGATGATCGAGCGGGCCACATGGTTGAGAGCCTGCTGCTGGTGGGCGGCGCGGACCAGACGGATTTCTTGGCCGTGGCCGACGAGGTAGATGCGTTGCTTCTTCATGGTGATTTCCTCAGAAAGGTTTGTCAGAAATGGTGATGTTCTGCACGAGCTCGAGGTGTCCATCGAACACCCAGCCAGCGCCGCGCAGGAATCGCTCGAACACCTGGATCACTTCGCGTAGGTTGTCAGTCTCAGCGGTGAGCATGACGGTCTCGTTGTTCTTGTCGGTCTTCGACATGAACGTGATGGTGTCGGGCGACATGGCTTACTCGGCGGGGTCGGCGGGCGGGACCGGGACGTTGGGCGTCTGTTCCTGCTGCTGCCGGTTGGTCTCGGTGATGATGAGGTCGATCATCGGGCGCACTTCGCGGTGAGCGCCCATGTCGAGGTGGCGCAGGATGACGTTGACCTGCTCCATCGTGAAGGTGAAATTGAACATGGCGGGTTTCCTTTTGTGGTTGCGGAACTGTTTACTTGGCCAGCACGTTCTTGACGTACTGATCGACGATCTCGTTCATCAGCGTCATGCGTGGTATGCCCCGCGCTTCTGCGATGCCGGTCAGGATGTAGTAGTTGGTCGGGCTCACTCCGATGGAAAAGCCTTCGGTCTTGTTGACCTTGCTCTTGGTGGCTGCGGGCTTGCGCGGCGTAGCACCCTTGAACAAAGCCTTCTGTTTTGCTGCGGGCATGATGGTTCCTTACACGTACTGAGACAGACTCGGGGGCGTCCAGCCCTCGGGCTTGCCGATCTTGCCGCCAGGCAGGAGCACGGGCTTGCCGTTCACCAGCTTGGCGTCGTTGCTGTCAAGGACGGCAGCGTCAGCCGCCTCCTTGTTGAAGCCTGCGAGATAGGCGATGCCGTTGCCGGTCACCTCCGAATCACACAGGGCATCCAGTGCCGCAGACCGCTCGGTCACGCGAATGCGGGCGTGAGCAGTGCGCGACTTGAGCATCCGCGCCAAGCCATTCAACTGCGCGATGGCCAGGCGCATGGTGTAGTCGTCGTCGTTGGTCGAGAAGTCAAGGGTCGAGAAGAACTCGAGCGTTTCCTCGATGTGGCAACCGATCTGCACGGACAGATTCTCGGCAGTCGGTTCCTTGCCACAAGCCTTGAGCCAATCGGCGGTGCGTTGATAGTTGCTCATGCTGCGACCTCAGAACGGGATGTCGTCTTCCATGTCGTCGAAGCCGTTGCCGTCACGAGCACCGCGACCAGCACCGCCGCTACGAGCGGGAGGCGTACCACGCGCACCACCACGAGCAGCAGGACGCGACTGTTCTTCCACGGGCTGGAGGGCGATGCTGAAATACTTCTGACCTGCGAGCTTGCCGCCTTCCTTGCCGACCTTGATCCAAGCGGACATCCAATAGTCGGTGCCCTCGACGTTGATGACGCCCTTGTAGTCGGGGTGCTTGTCGGATTCTTTGCGGTCATTGCGTTTGAGCATTCCCGTGTTGTTGTTGTCGTACTGGGCCATGTCTGTTCCTTTCGTTGGTTATGGCTGATTGAAGGTGATGATTCGTACTGGGTCTCTGTCAATGTCGATGGCTGGCAAGGCTGGCTTCTTCTCTCGCGGGGGTTCGATGCCCGCCTGCACCCAGCACCAGAAGTCGGCGAGGCGCACATGCAGCCAGTCCCAGTATTCGTTGGAGCGGTACACGCGCTGCACGCTCATCTGCTCCGGCGTCCACACGATGAAGTCACACCACTTGCGGTCGGTGACTTGCATCTGTCCCTGCATCTGCGCCATGTAGTAGACGGGGATGCCGACGTAGAGCTGCTGGTTGAACGGGCACTTGATCTCGCCCAGTCCGTCGGTCTCCACCAACAGATCGGGCGATGCGCCGAGCCACGGGAGTTCGGGATGCACGACAAAGCCAGTCTCTGTCACCTCGGAGTTGATGTGCGCCACGTACTCGGAGCGCGCAATGGGCTCCTTGTCCTCGCCCCACTGCGTGGCTTCGTTGCCGTGGAACACCTCGAGGCCGTAGTGCCGACGCCACGCCTGCTGTCGTGAGCCCGGGCCGAGGCCAGCCGCAGCACCGAACATCGACGCCGTGAGCTTGCCCTCGCGCTCCTTGAACCACTCGGGTGTGCGCTGCGCGGCTCCGCTCATTCGAGCCCCTTCGCCAGCGCCTTCGCGTACTGCTCGGTTGCGTCCTGCAACGGCTTGTTCAGCGAGCCAAATACCTTGCGGAGATCGGCAACAGACTCACAGTTGGCCAACAGTTCCTTGGCCTGGGTGAGTTCTTCAGCGGTGACGACGGGCTTGGGTGGCTCGGGCTTCTTGTCTTCCTCGGGCAGGTCTTCCCCGGCGTAGATGTAGAGGCCCAGGCCGTGCAGCGCGATGGCCTTGGCGAGGCATCGCTGCATGGCGGTGTTGACTTGGAAGGCGTCGGGGTTGGGGATCGGCTTGTTGCGGTGATCCATCACCGGCAGTTGCGCGGTGCGGCTGACGCCGAAGGCGTGGACAGTGCAGAACACCATTGCGGTGCCGCCGATGTCCACAAACGGGACTTGCTCTTTGCTGTCGGGATCGACGCCGAAGCGGTATTCCCAGGTGGCGGTGGGATCGCGCTGGAGGAGTTCGTCTACGGCGAACGCCCACGACAGGTACGACAGACCGTTCTTCTTCTCGATCTTGTCGTTGACGTTGACCTTACGGAGCTCGACGTAGCTGTCAAGTTGCCTTGTGGCGGGGGTTGGTTCCATGATGTGTCTCCTGCGGCCAGACCATCCG